CAACCCAACGACCCTCTGCTCCAACAGCAGTGTCTTGTTTGTCAATACCAGGAGCAAACTTAATTTTAGTAAGCATGTTTTACTCCTATATTGTGTAATTGCTTGATTTTATTTGCCAGCCTTTTGTAGCAGTTGTAAAGATTAATGTAACACATTCATTGTTTGAATCTAAATCTAAATCAGATGCACTACCTCGAATATTAGATCCGTTTCTTGCAACCACACATTTGTTGGTTCCAAAACCATTAGATGCAGATACATCCATTATTGTTACCTCATCACCCTGTGCGGGTGAAGCTGGTAATGTGATTGTCACAATGTTTGCAACAGTATCAACACCAATCTGATCTCCTGCTACTGCTGTGTATGTTGTTTTACTAGCTGCAGTTACTTCTGTAAATCCTTTTTCCATCATAGCTAAAGTTGTAGCTGGAACACTACCTCTAGAATAAACTAAAACTTTTGCACCTTCTGGAAGAGGCACTTGTGTAGATGCGCTTTGACCTGTTGTTAATAAAGTTACTGTATAACTATCACCAGCTCCGCCTCTAGTAGTTCCATCTTCTACAAAAAATACTCTGTTAGCGTTACCACCAGATGTACTTGCAGGCATTGTTAAACTAGCATTACCAGATAAAGTTCCAACAACTTTGATATAAAGGTTTTTGCCATTCGCGGTCGCCGATCCGTCTGATAAATCTAAGTTAACATTACCAGAACTTAAAGTTACTTCTACATAACCTGAAGTTGCTGTTTGTAATAATTGTAAATTAGTATTTGTAATAGTTCCCCATAGACCTGCTTTTTCGCCGGTTGTTACAAGTTCTAATGATAAATCTGATGAAAATGTTGATGCCATATTAATAAGGTTTTATTGGTGTCCAAACCATTGTTGCTCCTGGTACTATATCGTTCCACGTAATAACTCCTGGTTCTACTGTATCTAATGATAGAGCATTACCAGTAAGATCTACATTTGTCGTGGTAGAAATTGTAACATTTCCTGTAGCCAAGGTCAAGTCAACACCTGAAGGTAAAACATCTATATCTATGTTAACTTCTACATTGCCTGTATTTAAAGTTACTTGAGATCCTGTAACTGTGTGATCTACATCTGTTCTAATAGTTAAAGTTCCAAGTCCTAATGTAAGTGCATTTGGATCTAGTTCTTGAGTTACTGCATCTGCAATAATACCTGCACTACCAATACTAATTGAAACCTGATTACCTGTTACAACGACTGAAACATTTCCCTCAGTTGTAGAGGTTGCAAATGGTAATGTTGATATTGCGTCAAATCCTAAACTCATAAAATTCCTTAAAAGGAGGCTGCGTGGTATGTGGTGGTGACACAGCCTCCATCTAAGAATTATATCATCGATGAAACCAGAAAGGAAGACCTAAATGTGGACGCTTGTCGAACATATTATTCTTCGCTCCTGGTGTTTTACGATTGTTATAATGCAGAAAAACTTGTACGCATTCTGTGCCTTTAAATTTTTCTCTCCAGTGTTCTAGTTCACAACCAGAATAAACCAGCATATCTCCTGGTTTTAAATCTACTTTAATGCCTTTTGCATTACTAGAAGTGGTAACTCCTTTTTTACCACCTTCATGTTCAGACAAACCGACATTTTCGTTAGGACTTAAGTATATGGGCCAATCATCACCACCAAGATTCATTGTTGTAGATATCTCACAACTAAACCTATCTTTGTGTCTTTTTAATTCGTCATCTTTTTTATATATTCTTGCATACGTATATGCAGGATATAATTTTAATCCTGTTGCTTTTTCCATACCTGGTTGACATTTTAACATTAAAGTTTCCATAGCGATGTTAGCATATTGAGAATAAGTATTTGGTATTTGACTATTTGGTCCCTCATAAAAACCTATTATATGTTCAAAAGGTGAGAAGTATCCTGCTTGTCTACAAGTATCATATACTTGTTTTTGCATTCTAAAATAGTTTGCAATAAAATTTGCTAAATCTTTTGATATAGCTTGTTTAATAATTGTATATTTTTTCTTTTTAAACATCTTTAGCCATTTCTTTTGGAATAGCTTGTATATTCCAATGTATAAATCTAAAAGGTTCTATTCCAAAATCTACTGAAAACTCATGTTCTAAATAACCTGGAAATATAACTAATGTTCCTGGTTTTGGACGTAAATGAAATTGCTCGTGACCTGGCCATACACCTTTTAAATCTGGTCTTGTTTTTAATTTAGTAGTTCTTGCACCAGTCTTTGGTTCATGAAATATAGGATAAGAAGTTTTATCACTACACTTTAAAAAATAAAAACCAGATACATGTTGATTCCAATGTATATGTGCAGAATGATGACCGCCACCTTTTTTAGCAAACTCTTGTACCCATAATTCAGAAAACACAGTTGCATATTGTGACATGTCATAACCTTGATGATCTAAATATTCCCAAGATTTTTGACCAATGTAAGTTCTAAAATCTAAAAAATCATTATCATTTGTTAGTGGTGTTGAATGATATGATCTTCCAAAGTCACCAAACTTTTTTATATATTCTTTTTCTCTTTTACGAGCATCACTAATATATTTGTTGCTTGCTTTATTTAATGACTTAACAAACTCTGGTTTTTCTTCACTCCATATTACAGTTGGAAAATAACTATTTATAAACATTATTTAAAAGGCCTCCCCAAATGCCATACCACAAGACTATATCTTGTGCCTGATGTTACTGGTTTAACTCTATGCCACACAAAACTAGGAAATACAATAATAGATCCTTTTGGTAATATCTCTTTACATTGTATTCTATGTTTTGATTCGTCTCGCATATGTGGATCATAGTTTCTAAAATCAAATTCTAATTCACCACCTTTATATTCTGATCCATCTGTTAACTGACAAGTCATAGATAGTTTTCTTATTTTACCGTGTTCATTAGGATTATTTGGTTTATTGTAAGGTTTATCCCAACTATCACAATGCCAATCATAGTATTGATTTAATTTATATTTTGTAAACTGACAAGACTCACTTCTGTCCCAATCAAAATTCCAACCAGCCATTTGATTTGCTTTATGCACATATGGATGTAATTCTTTATATATCCAAGTATCATTTAACCATACTAAATCAGAGTTTCTTTTTCTTTTTAGATCTTTTATTTCTTCTTTATTTAAAGGTTTATTATCTTTTTCTCTTCCATAACCACCAGTAAGAGCCATAACTTCTTTTTGTTGATTAGCGTATTCTATAACATCGTCACAGAATCTAGGTGTGAGCGCACCACTAAAATACCAGTAGTAATTAGATATATTCATATATTATAGTTTGCACAAAATTTAAACTATCCTTTTGATTATTAGTTATGTAATACATATTAGTTGATGGGAACATTATAAATTTATTATTTTCCAATGGTATATCCCAACTTCTTCCTTTACGTCTGTTGTCGTCATAATATATTTTAACCATACAATTTTTAGCTCTCACACCATATAATAATGTATAATCTGGTGAATTACGTAAGTCCACAGGATCAATATTTAATAAAGGTATCGTAACCTCATTAGGCTTATATACATTGCCCCAAGTTTCTTTATTAATTAAACTAATA